AAACAAAATTTAACCAACTTCAACATGCAAGAATTTATGGATAAGCACGGCCTATCCAAGAAAGATGAATCATCATTTGATGTGAATGATATTCAAAGCGCGTCAGTAGTTGAGTATGGTGGGGATGATGGATTTATCTGGATTGATGTGGTAGAGGCAAGTTTTTCTTGTGGCACAGGAGAATCTATAGAGTTTCACTTTGATGTGATCAATGGAAAACAGCCATTCCCACCTAGTTTTTTAAACAAAAAATGTTCATCCTGATTGCATGCGCATCATCAAGGCTAAAGGCGACAGTATGGCGGACAAGATTGAGGATGGGGATTTGGTTGGCATTGATATATCCCAAACCGACATTATTGATGGTCAAATTTATGCTGTTTACTTTGAGGGTGAAGGCATGATTAAGCAGATTTTCAAGGAAGAAGGCGGGAAACTGATTCTGCACAGCCTAAATCCTAAATACAGAGATCGTGAAGTCACGGAGCAAAATGGATTGAATTTTAAAGTTATGGGTCGCCAATTTTGGCGTGCAGGTTAAAAAAGGAGAATGGAATTGGACAATTCAAAACTACCAATCAACCAGATTATTGCTCGCATCAATGATGCTGCGAAACATGGTGAAGCTTTGGTGCTAACAGCCGAAGAAGTAAAGATTCTTTCTAAAGATATTGGCGACAAAGTCTTTATTCCTGTGCTTACTAATGAGCAGGTCGTGCAGTTGGTAAAAGAAGGAAAGCTAGGCCAGAAAATTAAATAATAAAAAAAGACCGATAGTAAGTCGGTCTTTCCACCCAAGCTTAGGAAGGTCTTGGATTGACTAATGTTGGCAGCATTAGCCTTTGCGCCCACCAATATCACAAGATAATTGATAAGTTGAGAATAACATATGTTTGGAGAATTAGTAAAAAAGATTAAGACTTGGTACAAAGGAGATCCAGGTCTAATTGACAGCAACCCTGCTACTGGCATTGATACAATTATAAGGGAGCCTTATAGAAGTCCTGTTGCTAGGTTTTTGAGTTATTTTATTGAGCCATTCATTGCCCTATTGATACTAATTAAGCAAGAATGGAAGTACTTTTTAACTACTTTTTTAACATTGATTACAGTGCTTATTGCTGTTCTTTCTTACATTGACAAGATGAAAGTTTGTTAATTAATGCAACAATAAATACTAAAAAAAATACCAGAGATAGGGCGCCAAAAAAGAACCCAAGATAAGTATGTCTACCTAAAGTGAAAATAGAAAATGATAATGCACCGCAACTAGAGAACATATTTAAGCAGAAATAAAGGTTTTCTTTGCTCATCTCAATAAACTCCAAACAACCCACCCCGTGTGGGTTTTCTTTTGTCTATTAAAACATGAATTCAGAATATTGAACATTTTTAATTAATTTATTGAACAAAGTATTGACATTAATGTTCAATTAGTTGAACATAACTCTACCGAATATTAAAAAGCCCTGAACAATCTTGGCGGATGCAGGGCTACTCAAAGAGTGAGATAAGTATGAACATAAAAGCCAACATAGTCAAATCCATGGGATTCGTAGGAGTAGTTAGTGCTCTAACTGCTGCTTATGCCTTCACCCCTGCTAATAACGAACCTGTAACGGTTGCAGCTCCTTTCAAAGTTGAATCAATCGACCCTGAAAATGAACAAGCAGTACTTCAAACTGCAAATGAAAAGTTCACATTAGAAGTTGATTTTGATGCTCAGTACTCAATTGATGGCAACGGCTATCAAGCTTGGCGTGAAGTTGAAATTAACGAGATTAAAGACATTCGCGTTTATGACGAAGATGGCGAGGTCTTAGCTTACGTTGATCGTTTAGACGTAGTTGAGATTAAAGATCTTATCGAATCAGGGATTAGAGAGCGCATTTAAGCGCTCCATGGTGAATGTTATGAATGCACATCCTGAAATTATCAAAGTATCAAGACTTCAAGCTCTTATTAAAGATTCTGTAAATACCCTCCTTCCACTTTCTAGTGAGAAAGATACAGTCATCACTGATGGCGGCAATTGGATTCACTTGCGCTATGTGGGCCGTGGAACTGAGCAAATCCAATTAGAGCTAGGTGATCAGTTTTCTGTTAAGACAAAAATCGCCTATTTAAGTGAAACGTTAAAAAGATTGGCAGAAATTAGGAATGAGTTGAGAGGTGGGTGATGGAGTGGATTAGTGTTGAAAATTGTCTTCCACCTGTAGGGATTCCTCTTTTGTTATACGGTCAGCTTGGCTTTGATCATGGACCAACTCAATTTGAAGGTCAATATTCAGAAAACAGAGGTTTTGAAGGAATGTGGGCCAGTGCTTCACAAGTTACCCACTGGATGATTAGACCAGAAAACCCAGTAGAAAAGAATTAGGAGAAGATTATGAATGCGCCAGTAAATACACAAGTTAATGAATTGCAAGTATTAGAACAAAACGTGATTGTAGCGGCTTTCGGCAAAGAAAACGGTATTCAAGAATTATTCAATCGCATGGCTGAGCAAGCACGTTCAATTGTTCCTGATGTTTCAACTAAAAAAGGACGTGATGCTATTGCATCTCAAGCTTACAAGGTAAGTAAGTCTAAAACTGCTGTAGATAACCATGGAAAAGACTTGGTGGCAGGTATTAAGGCGCAAGCTGCTGTGATTGATCGTGACCGTAAAGCATGGCGTGATCAGTGTGATGCTTTACGTGATGAAATTCGTAAGCCACTAGATGAATGGGAAAAAGCTGAAGAAGATCGCATTCAGTCAATTAAAGATCGCATCTCTAATTTTGATGCTGGTCGCGTTGATACCTTTTCAACTAGCGACCTTATTCAAACAATCATAAGTGAAGTTGAGGCAACGGCAATTGATGAAAGCTTTGCTGAATTTGCCAATGAAGCAGCAATCAAAAAAGATGCAGCCCTTAGCTCATATAAAAAATCACTTGAAATTGCATTAAAACGTGAAGCCGAGCAGGCTGAACTTGAACGCCTACGCAAAGCTGAACAAGAGCGTTTACAGCGAGAACATGAAGAACGCATTGCACATGAAGCTGCTGAAAAAGCCCGCCTTGAAGCTGAACGTAAAGCCAAAGAAGAAGCTGATCGTGTAGAGCGAGAAAAGCAAGAAGCTATTGCTAAAGCAGAACGTGAAAAACGTGAAGCTGCTGAACGTGAAGCTCGTTTAGTTGCAGAAAAAGAAGCTGCTGAATTACGCGCACAACATGCAGCAGAAGCAGAACGCAAACGTATTGAAGATGAACAAGCTGCGAAGCTAGAGGCTGAACGCCAAGCAGATGAGGCGCGCCAAGCAAACCAAGCTCACCGTAAAAAAATCTGTAATGAAGCACTTAAAGGCTTATTGGCTTTGGGTATTGATGAAGCAAAAGGAAAAGAGATTTTGCAAGCCATCAATAAAGGCTTAGTTCCACATGTATCTATTAAGTTTTGAGGATTAAAAGATGAGTAATATTGTTTTGTCGCAAGTTAGCAAGATTGCATCAGCTTTTAATATGCAAGATGTTGATCCTGCTGAGTTAGCAAATACTCTTGTTAATACAGTATTTAAGAAAGCAACAAATGATGAATTTCTCTCTCTATTAATTGTTGCAAACCAGTACAAGCTAAATCCTTTTACAAAAGAAATTTATGCATTCCCTGCCAAAGGTGGCGGCATCACACCAGTTGTTGGTATTGATGGATGGGCACGCATTATTAATGACAATCCTGTATGTGATGGCATCCAGTTTGAACAAGATGATGAGTCATGCACATGCAAGATTTTCCGTAAAGACCGCAACCACCCTACTGTTGTGACTGAGTATTTATCCGAGTGTCAGGGTAATTCAGAACCTTGGAAAAAATACCCAAAACGGATGCTACGTCATAAGGCTTTAATTCAATGTGCCCGTGTTGCCTTCGGCTTCTCAGGTATTTATGACGAAGACGAAGCTCGTCGTATTGATGATTGTCATATCTCTACCGTTCAGACTGTTAGTTCAGATGTCCCTCAAGGTTATGAAGCCTATGAGCAGCAGCATTTAGATAACATGCGCGCTTTGGCAATGGAAGGCACAGAAGCCTTGCAAACTGGCTACGCTGAATTGCCTCAGGGCGACTGCAAAAAATACTTCTGGACTAAGCATAGCGCTTCATTAAAAGAAGCAGCTCAACATGCTGATCAACCGCAAGGACAAGTGTATGAACATTCTCCAGCGTAGTAAAGATTGGCATTCGGAACGCTGTGGCAAAGTCACAGCAAGCCGAGTTAAGGATTTAAATGCGAAGCCTAATAAAGGCAAAGCTTTAAATGCACTGGGTTTAACAATTCTAGCTGAGCGCCTCACTGGCGTTCAGAAGGAAATCCCAACTAATTCAGTAATGCAATGGGGTATCGATAACGAGCCTCATGCAATAGCGGCTTATGAAAATGAAACGGGCAACTTTGTAGTAGGTACAGGTTTAATTGACCACCCTTACATTGAAATGTTCGGGGCTTCACCAGATGGACTTGTAGGTGACAAAGGGCAAATAGAAGTTAAGTGTCCAGACACTACAACACATTTGAATACCCTTCTGACTAAGCAAGTGCCGGATGAGCATATCCCTCAGATTACATGCCAATTGTCTTGTACTGGTCGGGAATGGTGTGACTTTGTGAGCTATGACCCACGTCTACCAGAAGGATTACAAATCATCATTATCCGCGTCTTTGCTAAAGACTTGGCGATAGAAGCATTAGAGCAAGATGTTCGCAAGTTCAACAAAGCTATAGATGACGCAATTAAAACATTGAAGGTGGCAGCATGACAGATTTGAATAAGGAAAGAGAAGTTAATTTACGCTTTGAACAAGATGATGGTTTTGTTTGGGTGTTCGATGGTGATAGTCAATTTGGCACCGAAATCAGTCATTTAATGATGATGCATGCAGATGAATATAACGAAGATGAATTACGTGTTACTTGTCACCATGCAGCATGTGAAATTGACAGACTTAGAGCAGAGCTTGAAAAAGCCAAAGCTCAGGCGGTGCCAGTTTGGATCAGTGCAGAAGTTGGGAGCCCTATTAAGTTCGGAACACGAGTAAAGATAAAACGTAAATCGTGGGATGAGGAAGACAATCTTATTTACGTTGAGTCAGAAGCGACCTATGACAAAGACTCAGATTTTTGCGAACTATCTAACCGTACTCATGAATATGAAACATGGTTCGATCATGAGTTAAATAGATATCTTGATGAAGATGAATTAACCCATTGGGCGCCAATGGATAAAAGCGAATCGGGGGCTGAGGGATGAAATATCAAATACAACCAACACAAGTACCAGATGATTTAAATAGCTGCTGGTTCCACCCTGATATAGAGAAGCACGACACTATTGGAGAGCATGCTGAGTTTTATACAAAAGAACAATGGGCTCAGCTACAAATTAATCTTGGTGTAGAAATTCTTGTTGAGCGTTTGGAATATTGGGATATTCCAGAAATTCCTGAAGACGACTGTGCAGATTGGTCAAACTGGAAACCACAAACACCTATAAAAGATGCCTTTCTTATTGCCGGTTTTGATACAGAAGATGGGCCTTGTTTGTGGTGGGCAAAGCCTAAAGCGGAAAGTAAGGAGGGGTGAAATGACAGCAATTGCAAATATTGGTAGTAACTTTATTGTAGCGTTACCACCTTCAGATATTTGGCTTAATGACTCTCAAGCTGCTGAGTTTTTAGGTTACAAAGATGTACACTTCAAGGCGGCAGTTTGCTGCCTGCCCACCTTCCCCAAACCGCGCTATGTAATTAAGTGCGGCCAAGGAAGACGTTGGAACTTGGCTGAAATATCAAACTGGTTGAAAGACCAGTCTGATGATGAGCCCAAAAGAGGGCGACCACGCAACCGGGGCTAATCTAGCCTCGTTGCAATTTCGCTTGCAGTAGCATTGTAGTAAATCATCAAGCTTCTTAAATCTTTATGCCCAATCATCCGGGCTAAGTCTAAAACTTCTAATTTTCTTGCAAGTCGTGTACACGCCTCATGTCGAGTGTCATGAAAGTGCAAATCAGTAATTTGGCACCTATCCCTTAATTTACGCCACAACGTATCAAAGCTTTGAGAGTTACAAGTAAATACCTGCTTTCTATCTAAGCCTTTTAATAAAGTTAGCAATTCAACTGCGCGCTTAGATAAAGGTACATTTCTTTTTGTACCGTTCTTTGTTTCAGTCAAAACAAGATATCTATCTTTTAAATAGACACGATCCCAAGTTAAGCAAACAATCTCACCAGCACGCATTGCAGTTTCAATTGCAAAAAGAAAAGCAATAATAATTTGCTGAGTTGAGTTTACTGGGACATTGTTATCCCAGTTTGCTGCAAGACATAATCTATCAATTTCATCCTGAGCTATTCGTCTATCCCGGTGCTTTGATGGTGGCGGCAAAGTTAAGTCAGCCATTGGGGATTCTTTAATCCACTTCCATTCTTTCCGGGCTACAGTAAATAAAGAAGCTAAAATATTTGCTTCACGCCTAACTGTAGCGCCCTGCACTTCTTTTAAACGGGAGTCACGCCATTGGACTAAATCATCAGTGGTAACCTTGGCCAATTGTTTTTGGCATAGCTTTTTATACTCACGTTTAAAGAAGGCCATTCGCTTGACTTCATTCTCATGAGTTTTCTTCTTTATACTTACTTCATTTAAGTAGCGTTCAATTGCTTCTAAAAATGAGTGGTCAGGAAGCTTACCATGTGACTGTTCGCGTAATTGAGTCTCACGTTTTGACGCCCAAGCCCTAGCCTGTGCTTTTGTATCAAAGGTTGCACTTTCGCGAATTCCGTTTACACTTATCTCGGCTCGCCATGTATCGTTGCGTTGTCTAAATGAAGCCAT